TTCCAAACTATGGAAGTGTCCATGAACAATCGATCTTGACCAAGACCTCTCGTCCATCGTCTCTCCGCATGAGGCGGATCAACAAACCCCTCAACCATTCCAAGGCCCGGTTGTCCTAGTTTGGCAGTCTTTCTTAGCGCCTTCCACAGATCTAAGATCCGTGCATCTGAAGGGCGCACCTCATCCTCACGGATAAGGTACGTTATTCTCGAAGGAAGCAGTGATGCTTCAGATTCGTCGAGCATTACACTAGTCCATAATTCCTCTACTGACTCCCAGGCCGGCATCACGAACGGCGACAACACTCTTAGTTTGTCATTGATACTCGAGAAGACCTTTCTTAAGGCTTGAGTATGCGGATACGTCACCCACTCTCGGAAGAAGTCGTTAAAGGCTTGTACCGAAATACATCTTGTTAGACTCCCCCCGTCCTTCAAATAAGATTCGACTCTTACGAATCCCTTCTTACTTGCCTCTCCATGAGGTTGCGCCTCGCCCTTCTTTAAGGGTCTATATTCACCATTATGGTAATTATAGAGGGCGCTAAAAGGTAAATGGGCTTCAAACCGTGTTACTCTCCCTATCAAGGCCTGGAGGATCCGTTTCCACAAGGCGAAACTTGCGTTCCACCAGGTAGTCACTTCTCTTCCCATCATTCCAGGGCCTACGGCAGTGAGCCAGTCTTTTAAAGGCATAGCCCACACGCCGCCTGGACGATGCAAGTACGCCGACATTCTACCGCAACGATTGGCCAGTACAAATCCAAGACTGAGCTTAGATAGTACCTTGTAACCGAAACCCGCGAATCGTGCTACAGACGACAACTTCACTACCCCGTAGCGAAGTTGCTTTCTCACTAGCTCCTCAAGAGAACCGATGTGGCGTAATGCTACAAGGGCCTCAGCGAGGGATACTGGTGAGCAGTCTGTCCCATTGATGTAAGTTCGCTTAGCGAACTCAAGCGATTTAGTTCGAGAGACTAAGCTTTTGGCTAAGCCAATCTCAACGCCTATCACCGCCATTATCTTTAGGTATTCTTGGGCCACGGCTTCGTCAGCAATGACGATATCGTCACCAAGTACTGCATACCATTCGAACCAACCTCTCACCCGGTACACCCGCATCGCTGCTACTTGCACGATCGCATGGTGCGTTACCGCGAGCATCGCCCACGAGGAATATGCTCCCATAGGCTGACCTACCGCATATCGAACGGACGTCATTCCAACATTATAGCTTCTCGCTATACGAGGAAGGGCATACGATCTACCTACGAGTAAGTGAACCCATAGTTGCGCTAACTCAGTTCCCATCACTTCTTTTAAAATGTCCTCTTGAAGAGAGATCGGCAACCGGTCGGTTGCCGCGCTCAAATCGTACGAGGCTACGAACGTCTTACCTGTCTCATTCATTCTCTTGATCAACCGCTCCACAGGAGCAATTTGATCGAAGGTTCCGTCTGTACAGAGCGGTCGCAATCTTTTAAATAAAGCCTTATGCAAGGGGAGCATAATGGCCTGTGTGAGAACGTCCACCATGGCAAACACACGAATCTTTCCAGGTTCCTCCTTGAAACCTAACTTACCTAGGGCCGTTACCGGCCACCAGGTCTGAAAGAGTTTAGACGTAATAGGTAACCCCGTACGCACACTTCCTAGGAAGTGCACTGGAGTTACTTTTGATCCTTTCTCTTCACGGAGCCATTCTTCGATCCTTTTCACAAAGGGCCGAAGAGCCCACACAAGCTCTATACCATCGACCACCTTCAACCATCTTAGGAGTAATCCTAGGTATCGGGGTTCGAACGCCCACCGGACTAAGTCCAATGGGATCGCGGCCACAGAGGCAAGACCTCCCGAATTAGGGGAAGACTTACGTATGACTGGTATAGACCACGGCGTTAGGTCCTTCGAAGGGACTAACTTCCAAGACATCTGAGCGGCTCGCTCAGCGATCTTCAGAAATTCGGGGACCCACCCTCTCCACTCATCCACGAAGCGTTGGGGTATCACTACCCCAGGCGCGTAGATGGTTTTGAGTTTTAGAGCACCTTTGAACTCTATCACTCGGTATAAGCCGAGGAGGGAAAGCCAAAAGCGAATTGTGGGTACATCTCCTTTAATCACCAGGAGACGTTGCTGCGGATTAATCATCCGCGGCACCCCCTTTCGGGTTCGGGCTACATTGCAGCCTAGGTCCCAAGGCGCTGGTATCCTAAAACCACCTGCGCTCTGCTGAAGCAGAACATAGCATGCTTTCAGGTACTTTGCAGTCCCTTTAGAACCTTGGGCCCGGTACAACTTCACAACATTTTGGGCATATCCAAATGAGATCTTCACGGTTGAGACACTTAGAGTTCCATAGACCAGCGGGATGATCCTTAGGATCAGTCCCGCCAGTTTTGCTCTGCTTTTTACAGCAGAGGACCAGTTCTGGTTTGCGCTTACCAGCTTTGCGTAAAGGTGTTTTATGTTTTGCATAATTCATCAATTCGTTTAAAGTTGGGGCTCTCCCCGGAACCTTCGGTTCCCCATTCGTCCCTTGGGACGGTGGGCCGCAGGTCGCCTTAGTAAGGCCGAAACTACCTCTCTTTGGGGTAACCCCGAAGGGCCCCCTCCGTCGGGTAATTAAGTGTCGTGACCGGAGGCAATCTCACGGAATAACAGCCCCCCTACTTTTCAGTAGGATTTCCCTTCTTACACCCCCTCTAACCTTAATCATAAGGTCAAAGAGAATGGGAAGAGCGAAGTGCTAAGCACTTCACTGTCATGAACCGCTTCAACTCCTACGGGACGTTCAAGTCATTCACTACACTAGATCCACTTCTACTTATGGACTGATTAGGTCCAACCGTTTCACTAGTAATAGCTCTGGAAGTCAGAGCCGGAATATACCGGGTTAACATTCATAACGTCGTCTTGTGGAAAACGTCATTTATCCAGATTTAAGGGCATGCCCTAGGATCTTGGGGATCCGCGACTTGTACTAAAACGATAGTGAAGAACATCCACTATCGCTAGGGTATCATAGCTCGCTTTCATCTCAGACTCCCGTCTTCAGCATCGCTTCCGCCTGCAGGGAAGTAAGATTCCTTCTCCCGCGCTTGGTTACAATGCTAAATATGATCATCTAAGATTTATCAAGAGCTATGAAACAAGCAGTTTCCCAATGAAACTGAATTTCATATCTACTTGCATCCGGGCCGAGCCCGG